ATTCGGCACGTAGCCATTGCTGACGGCGCAAATAAATATCCGCGAGCGCAAGTGCGCGTTCTGTTGGCGAATAGCCATAAACTGTCATTGTTCGGCGATTACGAATTAAATAAGAGAGTTCGTCTGACGTAAATTCGCCATCTGCATTTTCTTTGCCGTCTGACGCCGCAAATTCGCTACGTGGGAAACCAAAAAGAATCTGCTGAAATGCTGGATAAGGCGCCTGTGGTCGCATTCCTCGGTCATCAATTAACGGCTTAATAGTTGAGCCATCTAGTATCTGTAAGCCGAGCAAATCGCCGCCTACTGATGGTTGAGGCCAAACTGCCCACGCGTCTAGCACCAAAATTTCTTCTAGTGCAATATTAAGCCAATCGGTGAATAGAAGTCCGTTAGTAGGGTCAGGCTGTTCCCAAAATTCTCTAAGGCGGCTAATCTCTTCCGTGTATCGCTCACGTGCAACTGACATAGCGCGAACGTGATTGCCGCCAATTTCTGTAATAATCTTTTCGGCTGAATCTTCTGCCAAAACAATATCCCAATCAAGCCCTGAAATCTTTGCTTTTAATACTTCAATACAACGGCGAAGAATATCAATTTGGTCTGCCGCGGCACGTAACGTTGCAAACGGCACAAGTTTAGTTGCCGTGATGTTAATGTTTTGTGCAACTTGAAATTCATAACGGCGTGGGTCAGGACGTCCGCTATCTGCGCGAGGCGGATTGATTGCGCCCGGAATTATTGGCATACCAGGAGCAAATGGCACACTTGCAATCATTGGGTCGCGTGGAAGTGCAACACTTTGTCCGTATGTAGTTTGATTTGCGGCATTACGCATTTCGGTTTCGGTCATTGCTACTGCGCCAACTGGCAGATTTGGACCCTTAACTAATTCGGCGGCTACTTTCTCGGCAATACGGTCTATCAGACCCATATTCTCTCTCCTTTAATTAGCCTTGAACTACTACCCTGTATTGGTTAGAAGTTGGTGCAACGGAGAATAGCAAAGTAATTGTGTTTGTAGTTGCGTGGTTTACATCGCAAATTACTTCGGCATATGGCGCAGAATTGTCATAGACAGTTACTTGCACATCTCTAGTGCCTAAATTGTGCGTGATTGTGTAAGAAGTGGCAGCGCCATCGCCTACATCTGCGCCATACTTACGAACAACAACTGCCGTATCAATGGCAACTGTATTAGTAAGAACGGAAATACCAAGTCCTGCGCCTACTGCCAAATCTGTTGTGAGATTTAAGCCTGATGTGGTGGCAAGTTTAATTTCCGCACCGCTTGAACCAGTTTGTAAGCCGTATCCGCTACGTGGCGCAAATGAGAATACAGAGCCATTAAGAACAACGCCGTTATTTGCTGTATATGTGCCAGCGCCTGAGAACTGCGCCCAAACAATTTCAGTAGTGCCGAGAGTTACTGGCGCGTTGTTTGTGCAAACCCAACCAGTATCGGCATTAGTTGTTCCTTGTTCTACAAATACATATGCACTTGGAAATTCTGAGCCTGTGTTCATATCTGCTGAACGTGTTGGCGCGCCAGTTGCATTAACTACATAAATGCCGTTTGCTGTTGCGTCTGTTTGATTCTTAATAAGAATACGTTCGCCAGTTGCAAGAGTAACGCCATCAACTACTTGTCCATTAGCAAACGCAGTTGCCAATGTTCCATTTGTTGTTGTTGCGGCAACTACTGACGCCTTAGTGTCTAAGCCTTGTGCAACTGAATCTACATAGCCTTTATTAGCCGCGTCGCCATCTGCACTTGGTGTGCCAACGTTTGTAAGTTTAAATCCAGCCATTGATAAATCTGCGGCTGGCGTAAATGCGTGAGTGTGGTCCTCTTTAGATGGCGTTGTTGCAGAGCCAGCAGAACCAGTTACACCTGCAATTGCATTCGGTGTTGCTGTGCCAAGTGCAGGAGTTCCGTGTGTATGGTCGGCACGTGCATAGTTAGTTGCTGTGCCGTTTGCTGATGCTTGTCCGTAAGATGTTTCAGTTACTACGTTGCCAAAGGCATTAGTTTGTTGCCAAGTTGAGCCATCTGAATAATAAAATAAATAATTATCTGTTGCATAAAAAATAGTTCCTGCGTCCACAGAGTTAGCGGCAGGACGATTGGCAAGTAAGCCTGATTGAACTGCGTTGCCTGCAACTTCCCAACGTGTGCCATTGTAAATGTAGAGTTGATTATCGCCTGTGTTGTAATAAACCTGACCTGCTAGTGGCGTTGATGGCGCTGTGGCAAGATTTTGAATTACTGCATTTTGTAATTCGTTTTTGTTTAAGTCAATACTGACTAGAAATTTGCGGCTCATTGTTTTCTCCTATATCACATACGCCGTGCCTGTGAAAGCACTCGTAAAGGTTATCACCATTTGGTTTTTACTTGGGTAACTAAATGTGCCTTCACATTGTGTTCCTGCCGAATCTAAAACAACCGCAGTTGGCTCGCCGCCAAGTCCGTGATTGATTGTCCAAACGGCACTTGCTGTTGATTGCGTATGCACGTAGAAAACGGAAGCGGGGTCGCCACTTGCGCCTTGTGGACCAGGTGCCGTTACTATGACAGTTGGAATAACTGGCTGAACAACAACTAAATCATCACTCATCTTGTTATCTCCGCACTCACTAGAATTTGCCCTTGCGCCACTCTTGTAACTATGCCACTTGCTGTCTGCGTTATTTCAAGGTCATAATAGTAGTAACCCTCATCAATTGCACGTGTTTGCGCCGCAGTTGCAGTAACGGCAATATTGCCAGTTAATGCCGTCAGAGTAATGCCGCCATTGGCTGTTGTAAGAGTTAATGCCGCCGTTGGGTCATTTGGAAGCGAGCGCAACTGTAATGCCGCCGTGCAACCCGTTAGATTTACAGGCACATAAGCCACGCCGCCTGATATGTAAGTGCCAGTAGCCGAATTTGTAACTGTAAATTGAGTTGAACTGCGTGTAGCAATAGCCACGTTTGTTAAGTTGTATTGACTTGGAATAACGCCAGTAATAGAAACTAATTGACCTACTGAAAAAGCCTGTGCGGCTGTTGTATATGTGACAGTTGTGCCGTTGCCTGTGATGTTTGTAATTGTAACTGGCTGATTATAAATAAAGTTGATAAACCAATCGGCGCCTTGGTCAATCGTAGTGTCGTATGAGATTGCCATTATTCCCCTAACTTGCCGCCACAGCGTGAGCAAATTGTTGCACTTTTATTGGCAGGCATACTGCATTTCAGACAGAATTTAGCCAACGCCGCAAGTGCAAGCATACTAGAGCCGCCGTTATTTAACTCAGTAAGTGCCCAAACCAGCGCGTCTAATCTGTCAGGCGATTCGTTGCTTAATGGCGTCCATTCGCACATTTGATTCTCTAAGTCCTCAAAATAGCCAACGTGATGAACTCTGCCTTGTTCATACAACGCACTAATTGGCTCGGCGCGTAATTGTTTGCCTCTTGTTGCAACTACTTTCTTAACTGGCACAGATACATCAATCTGCCTCATAACAGATAAGACCATATCACCGCCATTATTTGTTTCAGCAATAATCTTGTCCGCGTTTAGTTCGTGATACAGATTGACCGCTTGGCGCGCCCACGTATCAGGCGTGGCACGTAACGTTTTATCCGATAGCACGTAATAGTTGCCAGTATGGTCAATGCCAGCCGCCACAATGCCTGTTTCGTCCGATGTAGTGTTACTTGTAACGGCAGGGTCAATCGCCACAACGATACGCACAAGCGGCGGCGCCTCTGTAACACGTGCTTCTTCAATCATCTGCCGTGTCCATAAAGCGCCTTCTACGTCATCAAGTATTTCGCCATACAGTTCTTGGCGCCCAAGCCGTGTGTTCTCGTAACGCAATTTAAGTTCAGCAAGTGCGCTCGCGGCTAGATTGGCGGCATTATCAAATGTAGAGCCACGCACTACTCTTACGCCTTCACGTGTGATTAAATCTTTAATGAGTTTAGTTGGACGTGGCGTTGTTGTAACAATTGTTTGTGGGTGTTCGCCTAATCGCAAACCGAATTGATATTGGTCCCACGCTTCGGGGTGCTTGAACGCCGCTAACTCATCAAACCAACCGCCGTGAAATTGTGGCCCACGAAAGCGGTCGGGTTCTTCGCCACTAAATAACTTAATGCGTGAGCCGTTAGTAAGAAAGATTTCGCCGATACTTCTGTTGTAATCTTTAAGAGTGCCGTATTCACGTAACACACGCACAATGCCTGATTCGCCTTCGGCACAAGTATCACGCACATCGCCATAAGTAGGCGCGGCAATAGCCCATCTAGTGCGTGGGTTACTACTAGCCTGCCAAGCAAGCCATTCAGCCGCAGTTCTAGTCTTGCCAGCGCCACGACCTGCCAAATATACCCACGTAGTCCAACTCTTATCGTTAGTTGGTAATTGTTCCGTTCTCGCCAGTTGATGGCTCCATCGCACGTGGCGGCTTGCTATCAAGGAGAGCGACAAGTCTTGCGACTTCGGAATCAATTGTTGCGGTGTCATAATTAGTTACCTCAATCTGTGACTTTGTTGGCATATCTAAGCCAAGAAGTTTGGCTCGCCTTTCCATAATGCGCACTAACGCTTGAACGCCACGCGCTCTATCTTCTGGCGTTGCGCCGTTAATAATGTCGCCCCATATTGCCGCTTGTGCAATATCAAGCCTGTCCATCTCAACGTTACGCGTTTCCGCCACTTCTGCATAGACAATGCGATTGCAAGCCGTCTGATAAGCCTTGTAAGCGCCGCTGGCGCTCGCATAGCCAAGCCGTGTAGCAATCAAGTCAAACGTAAAGCCGCCGCGCCTCATTTCAAGCACTTTAGCCTCTTTCTCCAATGTTTCAGGATTAAGTTTGCTTTTCTTAGCCGCCATTAGTCTGCCTTTCGTAGTAACGCTGTAACGATATAGAGAATGGACAACGTATGCAACGATTGCTCATAACTCACAGGGTAAACAGCGCCTGCCAATAACATTACAAGCCAAGCAACTAGAAGCACAGCGAGCGCCGCGCCGAGTAACGCCGTTATATGTTTCATTACACGCCTTTCACTAACGCAATAGCCATCTTCATTAAGCCAATCTCATCTTCTGTTTCGCACATAGGCAATATTCGGCGCTCTACTTCTGCCGCTATCTCACGCCGTAACTCATCATCATTGGCGTTAAGTTCAGCGTCACCGAAATGCCTATCTTTGCTCATAGTGCCTTACGACCAGCCCACCCATCGCCTTTGAATACTACGCCGACAGGAAAAATAGTCTTAGTCATATCGGCGCCGCACTCAACGCACACGACTTCTTGTTTATCAGCAAAACCAAAAAAGTGTTCTTCACTCTCGTTACACGCCTCACAATAGAAATCATAAATTGGCATTAAACGTGACCTCTCGCTATGTGCGCCGCTATTTGCAAGCCTGCATTAACCATATTGTCCTCTACATATTGTGGGTCAGGGCGTTTAGCCGCCTCAATCTCACAAGCAATTGCGTCACGCAAATCATCAACTAACTGCGCAATCTCGCCATACTTGTCACATATATCGCACATATTCACCGCCCATATATTCACTAAATATTTGCCACATCATACGTTACTTCTTCGGTAATGGCGCTAATATCTTCGCAACTTCGTAATCGGGTTCTCCCCTAAAGCGAAAGGAACTTGTTAGGCGCGCTCTACTGACGCCCATTCGCGTTGATAGCGAACTTGTTTTGCCTTGTTTGGCTACTCTTGACGGCATACGAATAAGTTCCCAATTTGGCGACTTGTTCAGATGATGTATCTGCGTTGGGTGGCTGGCAGTAGCGTAAACCGCTAGTCCCTGAGCGATTAATCCTGCCGCAATACGTTCGTGAAAGTATTTGCCTAATCCAATGCCTTGAAAGTCAGGCAACACTACGTTACGGCTAAACCGCCTAGCGTTACGCACGTGCGCGTTAGGCAGAGGCAAGATGGCGCTAATACAGGCAGGCTGGTCATTGATTAAGCCTACATATACGTGCGCCGTTTTGTTTAGTTTTGTGTCTAGATAGTGATGACGTGCGAACGTGTTCCACGATTCATACTTTGCCCATATGATTTCAATTTTAACTTGTGGGCGGGGTTGAACCGACCCCCAAGTAAATGTGCCAGTATGTGGCTCGTAAATCCAATCGGGCTGTAACCATTCTTGTATGTCATAGTGGCAACCCACAGCAACAAACTTCTGATTACGTTTTCTAACAGTATTGGCTATGGCGTATGAGCCGATTTGCGCAACTGTGCGGTCAATAACAGATGTGAATTCATCTACTACGGACAAGTCCTGATTCTCGGCAAGCACACGTGCAATCGTTACACGAAACTGCTCGCCATTACTTAGTGCGTGAAATGGGCGTAGCCACGCAGGCGGCGAACTAAAGCCGACAGATGATAACAATTCGGTGACTTCTCGCATAGGTAAATCTTGCGGAAAGTCATCAATGATGGCTTTATCTTTAGACCACTTCATATTTTCCGTGTTGCGCATTTTCTCAGGAAACAATTCGTTGGCAACTGTTGTTTTGCCAGCACCTGATGGACCCACAATTAAACCAATGTTCCAATCACGTGTGCTTAAATCGGGGATATTCATTTCAATGTTTGTAATGGAACGTTCTTCTGAATCCATATCAAACAAGCCTTCAAGTTGCATTACACGTGGCGTCCGCGTGATTGCACTCTCTAGGCGAATTGTTTTACTCATTATGTGCCTTTCGTTAGATGATGATTGCTCGGACTTTTAAGCCGTCTTGCGATAGTCGCAAAAGTAGTGCCGTTTGTTCGTTTTCGTCAGCACACTCAATAACTACTTCGTAACGTTCGCCTAAATCTTTCATATCAGTATCGGCGTCCGAATCCTTTAACGGATTAAGTTCAAACTCTTTGAAGCCAAGTGCGTTAATGTCCCAATCGGCAATATTTAACTCATTGAGTTGCGATAACAATATTTCTGCGTCCCAACTTGCCAATTCAGCCGTGCGATTGTCCGCAAGCGCATACGCCTTTATCTT